CCGCCGTGCCAGCACATTGTCCACAGCTTGCTCAATGGTTTTCAGCGGTGCTTCGACATTCGTACCAGACTTCTGGTCGCCCAGGATTGCCGCGAACGGCGCATTGGCGGGGATAACTGCGCCAGTGGCAAGTAAAGGAATTTGCGGGGCAGTAAGGGCTTGTAGGTTGAAGCCAAAAGTCTTTCCGCCCCAAAATGGAATCCAATCGGGGATTTCAATATTCAGATTATTGAGCACGCCGATTACGTTGTTGATTCCAGATACAATGCCATTGATCATCCCGTTGATAAACCCGATGATCCCATTGATTGCGCCCTTGATTACACCAACAATCCCGTCCCAAATGCCAATCACGATGTCTTTGATACCCTGCCAGGCTTTGTCCCAATCGCCAGTAAACACACCAGTCAGGAAGGTGATAATCCCAGCGATTACGTCAATGATCGTCCCTATTACCGCAGTAATAACCTCCAACGCACCTTTGATAATTCCACCGATAGCCTCGAAGACACCTGAAAAAATGCCTTTCCAAAACTCAAGCTGTGTCTCGAAAATCAAACCGATTGCACCAATCACTGTAGATATGACATCTTTTATGCCCTCCCAAACTTCAGCAAAGTAATCCTTCAGAAAGTCCAGGACGGCTGCAATCAGCGGCTTAAGGGTTTCCTCAAAGAATTTTACTACAGGGTCAATGATCTTCTCTTTGATCACGTCTTTGAGTTCAGTCCACTTCTCGACAAGGTTTGCAAACTTCTCTTTCAGTGGATCAGTAACGTTGGTTGAAAACCATTCAGCTATTGGAGCAAAGAACGCCTTTAGTGGCTCAACTACCTTCTCGTTAAACCAGCCTGCGACTACACCCCAAACTTCTTTGATCTTTTCCCAGGTGCTAATCGCCCAGGCTTTTACGTCGTCCCAATGCTGGATCAGTAACACACCAATTGCAATTACCGCCCCAATTGCCAAAACCACCAACCCTATTGGCGATGTCAGAAACGCAACCGCACCAGCAAACGCAGTTGTTACGCTCGTGGCTATAGCAGCTATTCCACTCCAAATACCAATCGCGCCGTTCACGAGAATCCATGCTGCGGCGAAACTTCCTAAGATGGTTGCAATTGTCTGAACTGTCTCCTGGTGAGTGCTGATCCAATCGCTTAGCTCCGTAAGTTTTTCTGAAATCCAAGTCAGGGCTTGGATAAACGCCTCGCCAGCCCACTCCCCTAACGGCTTCAGTACGTTCTCCCACAGAGCGACAAACAACGGAGAAACTGCAATCAAAATCTCGTTTAGGACACCAAGTGCTCCAGAAATAATGTCAAGAGCAACGGGAGCAACGCTTTGGACTATCCAGGTGAAAAATGGCTGCAAGATGTTTTCCCACGCCCAGCCTAAGCCAGTACCGATGGTCGCGCCTAAGGTCAGAAAAGCCTCTTTCAAGCGATTAAACGGCTCTTGTAATGGTGCGAAGAAAGCAAGCAAGTTCTGTTTGAAAGCCGCAATCTTTATCTCTAACTCATCAAGTGCTTTCCCAATCTTGCCAAGCGCACCACCGTCTTCCTCTTCTTCTGGCAAGCCTAAGTCTGTGTCACCAGCACCGCTCGCTGCTTTTGGTTGTGCCAGTACATTCAACTTGTCAAACGCAGCCAATGCACCTTTAGCCGCCTTGCCCGCCTCGCCAGTCGCATCAGCCAACGCGTCCTGTGCATCTGCGGCATCTTCAGTCCCTTCAGCTATAGCGTCTATTGCCCCAACGTTTGTGCCAAATAATAAGTTCAACACGCGCCCAACGATGTTGAAAAGGCGGGTAAACCAATGTACTATCTCAATAATTTTCGGCAGCATCGCATTCAGCAATGGGATGAGCATGTTACCCACGGACACCTTCAAACCGACCATTGCTGCGGTTAATTGCGCCACTCGACCAGCGTAAGTTTGGGTGTACTCAGCGGCAGCCCCAGCATAAACCGCGCCCTCTTCCATGAAACCCTGGAACTCGGCGATAAGTTTCTGCTCTTCCGTCAAAGCCGAAATGGTTGTTCCCATTTCCTTTGCGTAGGCTTGCCACATTTTATACATGTTCTTTTCGATACCAGAGGAGTCGGTCAGGATAGATCGCTCTGTCCGCAAGCCCATTGTGGTTTTCTCGATTGCATCGCCGATGCTCAACTGCCCTTTGCGAAGATAAACTGCGCTGTCTTTCATAATCAGCAGCATCTTTTCAAGCTGTTCTGTGTCGTACCCACGGGCAAGCATGTTCTTATAGGCTTGCTGTGCGTTCATCATTGGCACTAAACCGTCTTTTGTGTAGTCCTGCAAAAACTCTGAGATTTGGTTGATGTCTTTGCCGTAGGCTCTTGCCATATAACTCAAGCCTTGCCAACCTGCTTCCATTTGCATAGCAGTTTCTACGCTTTTCTTGCCAAAGTTGACCAGACCCGCCACGCTTAAAGCAACACCAATCGCAGCGGTCAGGCTTCCCAGGCTGGACATCATTCTCTTTATGCCAGTGTTGAAGCCCTTGCCGTCAATTTTTGTATTAATCCGTATACTGCCATCATACGCCATTAGCGTTTCCTGCTTTCCCAAAACCTCTTTTGGTCTTCTTCTGGTAAAAGTTCAATAAATGCAATTTCATCAGGGTCAAGCGGCTCATAACTTTCTTCCTGCTCAAGTAGAAAATCATTGCCTAACCGCGCTACCAATTTCTTTTCTTCATCGGTCAACTTGCCTTCGTGATAACGTTTCCGTAGGTTGACCATAGAATTGAAAGCCGTATCTGCCCCCAAATCCATGAAGAGAGCGATAAACCTCCACCAGTGCATATCGGCTGTTTGCAGGTCTACACCGTGAGTCTGTGAGAAAGCAGAATAGATCAACCGTGCGTCTTTGTCAAACGAGTAAAGCCGTGGTTTGCCGTCAACGTCTTGTCCTGCCTCATCGCCAGCGTTCAGAAATTTAGTCGCCTTTGATAACGCTTCCTGATAAAACTCGCCGTCCCTGTCATCTGGCAAATCACGATAAAGCCGATTGAGCATTAGATAGCCCTTCTCATCCTGGTCAAACTCAGGATTCTCAAAGTCAGCCATAATCTGTAACCCGACACGAAAATCAGTATTGACGGCATATACTTCACCGTCAATCTCGATTGCATCAGGAAACTGCTCGATCAGAAAGTTCTTCAACTTATTTCATTACCTTTTTGCCTGGATTTTTTTTCAGTTCAGCCTGCAGTTTCTTCTCACGGTATTTTGAAATGTGTGTCAAAATAGCCTTGATTAGTTCACCGTAAGCGTCTGGATTGAACGTGTTTCCAAACAGGCGTTGGCAAGTGCCCTCACCGAATACCGCGTCCATTCCTTCAGTCACATGACTGGCAAACTCGGTCTGAATGTCAATCAAAGCCAAAGCAGACAACGGCGCACCGTTCTCATCCTCGCCCTCAAGAGCACGTGCTTCGGCTTCTTTGACTTCAAACTCTTTTTGCTTTCCACCAAGCGAACTATATAAGACCTTCAGCCTACCGTAGAAATTCAGGTCTTCTGCATCAAACGAAATCCACCTGGACTCGTCATCGTTGATACACAAAGTCCGCTGGCTATCGGTTTTGATATTGATTGATTCCATCAACTAATCCTCGTCTTCTACAAAGGCTTTTGTGTTCGGATTGAAAGTCCCAAAGACCGCATCGCCCATCACACCAGCGGTCACCGAATGCTTTAGCGTTTTCAACGCTTCATCGCCAATGGTTTCAACCGAGATTGACACGTTGTATTTCTTCGCAGGGTACAATAAGTTTGGAGCAGTGCCAGAGGGAGTCTGCCACAACTGCACAGACACGATGCTGGTTTCAACGTCTTCCAAAGTTGCATCTTCCCACTCTAAGTCAGTCAGATAAATAGACACAGGGTCGTCCTCATCTACATTGATCTCAAAAGTGAACTCAGGCGCAAGGCTCTCAAGCTGTTTACTGCCAACATCGTCGGCAATGTACCCTTCCTCAAGATAGGTTGGGTTTTTGTTGATGCTCAGGCTGGTAATGCCAGTGTTCATCAACGACCATGTTTCACCGCCAGATGGAGTTGTCTCGTCTGGCGTGGTATTCATAAAATGTTGTAATTTTGATCTTTTGATCGCCATTATTTATTCCTTTCTAATTAGGTCG